TAATCGTGGACGGCGAGTTCTACGATGCAAACGGAACCGACCGGATACCCGGCCGCTACTTCGTGCATTACCAGTATCGCTTGTACAGCGGTCATATACCGCCTTGGTTCAGCATCGGCTATTAGTGGTACAAAGAGGGAGACACTATAACTCCTTGGCAGAACCCGCCGGTTAACCCGATGCGCCCGAACTATCAGCACGACCACTGGGAGGGACTTCCCGACCCGCTGGTGATGCCGGCGCACGATATTGAAGTTTATTCTACATACGTATATGTTCCGCCTACTCATCAGGTGATTTATAAGTCCACGATATTGGGCGATATTACTGACAAGACAGCGAACATCGACTTCACTGATACTGCCGGAACAGGAACAACCGTAACTATACGCACCGACCGTCCTACCCGTGAAGGTTACGTATTCGGCGAGTGGTATTACAGTGATTTGCAGGGCCGTCATACAAGCGGCCAGACTTTCACTATGCCCGACCGTGACGTTACTATCTACGGCCATTTCTACGATGAGGACAGCAGCGAGAACATACCCGGTATGTACAAAATTACTTACAAATACCGTTTGTATCCAGGGCACGTTCCCGCTTGGTTCACTCATTGCTACCAGCACTATCACGAAGGCGATACTATCGTATTACCTGATGCACCCGTGTTCTCTGCACGGCCTCAGTATCAGCACGACCACTGGGACAATGTACCGGAAAATCTGATAATGCCAAATCACGATGTGGAAATAACTTCTACTTTCGTATATGTCGGCATTACTCATACTATCGTATATCGTTCTATGGTGCACGGTGATATTACCGGACGCACGAACGTTGATGAGTATACTGATACCTGTGCAAGCGGTTTTACTTATACTATCCGGACAAATGTTCCTACCCGCCAGGGTTACGTGTTCGGCGAGTGGTATTACAGTGATTTAACCGGACGCCATACAAGCGGCCAGACTATCACTATGCCGGATCAGGATATTATCATCTACGGCGAGTTCTATGATGAGTCATCTTCAGACCAGATACCCGGCATGTACACTATCAAATACGAGTGGCTCTGGAACTCACAGGAACTGAACCCGTGGCATACTTGGGGTTATCAGCATTATCACGCCGGAGATACTATAGTTCCTCCGACTCCGAACGACTATACGTATATGACCTATACTTATCGTCATCGTGCTTGGACCGGGCTTCCCGACCCGCTGGTGATGCCTGCAAATGATTTAACAGCCCGCTCTACTTTCTATCAGGTTATGGAAACGTATAACGTGAAATACTATACGCGGAAATACGAGGATTTAAGCGGAACAAAAACACTCTTCCAGACAGATACCTGTTCGGAAGGTGCATCATACAGCCTGACTCAGAGCGTTCCTGCTTTGACCGGCTATCTGTTTGACGGCTGGACTCAGATGAGTTATATGCGCTCGAACGGAGTTCAGGTTACTGCCGATATTTCCGGAAACAGTATCACGATACCTCACTCAGAGAATGATGAAATAATCTTTATCGGTTACTTCAAGCTCGACTCCGGCGAACAGCCTATTGCCGGTTATAAAATCGCCACTTTCTACTGGCGAATCGACAACCGGTATTATATCGGAAAGGAGCAGAAGCACTATCGTCCAGGCGATACTATCGTATATCCTGAAGTTCCGAACTTCACTCAGCAGGGTTACGAATACCACCACGTAGAGTGGACTAATGCACCGGCTGATGATATAATGCCAGACAATGATATTACTATCACTTCGTGGATGCAGCGAGTAACCGGCTCATATACAGTTAATTACTACGGCCGCTGGAACAACGCTGTGGACGGGCAGGGACAGATTTTCTTCCAGACAGTTACTGATGTTTCAGAAGGTGCTTTATATAAGAAATGTATTTTAATTCTTTAATTCGAAGAAAATAACTATGATACTTATATCATCACGAATTATATTTTTTTTTATATACATTTTTTTTGCTTCTTCTACTAAAGCATTAATGCATCCAATACAATCATTTTTAATTATATATTCTTCAACAATTTTTTCAATTTGATAATTATTTAAAATATTCCATAAGCCATCTGAACTTATAATAACGGCACTAATTTTATTTTCAATTATATTTACTTGATAAAAATCTGGCTCATCAATAACTCCTAAACTTTTAGCCACATAATCTCCAATAGATCTACTCATAGCTAATCCCGGATATTTTCCAGTTTTACTCCAAACTCTATATACACCATAATTTGAATAATCTTTTTTAACAATTCCTCCATTTTCTTCAATTCTCATTTTTTCTTTTGGTAATTCAGGCTTATGATCTTTAGATATTTGAATACATTTAAAATCTTTATTTATATATACAGCTCTAGAATCTCCTAAGTTATAACATATTAATTTATCTTCAATATGTATTATAATTATACATGTAGTTCCACTGTATTGAATGCTAAAATTTTTTTCAAGAAGAAAATTTTCAATAAGTTTGAATTTTTCTTTAATAATATCTTCTCTTTTTAATTCTT